TGCCAGGCTCCAACGACCTTATAGGGTAGTTGGTGCTTTTGTAGATATTCAACGCAAGAGAGAATCAAATGTCTTGTTTGGATAGGGTCGTTTCGCACCTCTGGGGCAACAATGTGTGTAGCTCCAATCCTTGCTGCGGCCTCCAACAAAGCCTCCAAAGGTAAAGACCTTTTGAGCTCGTGAAACCCGTTGTCGAGCCAGACTTCTCTGCCTTTATCGCTCTGCTTACGGTAAAACTCTATGTAGCCTGATCTAGGAGCCTCATTAAGGACCAACTGGGCAAGAGCGAAGTCAAAGTCCGTAAAGGGACTTAAATCCTCTAGATGTGCATAGGGTATCTCTAGGGAAAGTTTCATTTTGTATCCTCCTTCCAAGTGCTAGATGCACGAACCTTTGCGGGGAAGAAAGTGTGAAGCTCTGGGACGGGATTTGTAATTAACCTTTTAAACTCCGTCAGACTGCTTGTGTAGGAAACTTCACACACATTCTCGTCGTGCACCGTAATAATGGGGTTAAACTTTTGTTTGTATAAAGCCAAAAGGGCATGCAGCGTAACATCGGCTGCAGTACTCTGGGCCGGATGGTTTAGCGCTTGTGTTTCTGTTTCACAATATTTGCGCCGTCCGAACCAAGACTCGACATAACCATTTTTGTGAAAGAAGTTGATACTCTTTTCTCTAAATTTTACAAGTTTCGGGAACCGACCAAGAGCGATTTTCTGCCAGGCTTCGATGACGACGACTGGAAGATGATACCGAACAGCTGCAGTTCGGGAGGCCAGCCCATAGGAGGTGCCGAACACTATTTGTTTGGCCTGCATGCGGTTGGCTGGCACAACCTTCGACATTTCTTGTCTAACTTCCTCGTGCACATCTTCGCCCTTCATAATAGCCTCAACTAATTGTGCATCGTCTGCTAAAAGAGCGAGGGTTAGCAATTCCAGTTGGGTATAGTCGGCAATAAATAGTTGCATGCCCCTTGGTGCCACAACCGCACCCCTCAGGCTTTTTGGAGGATTCTGCATGTTGGGGCTCCTGCAAGCCCACCGTCCGGTGTCTGTGCCTGTTGGTTTCCAATCAGGATGTATCCGTCCGTCCGCCTTTAAGTGCTTATACCAGCCTACAATGTAAGTGTTTAAGGCTTTTGAAGTCTCTCTATACTCCAAGATTTGTTTCAACAATGTCCGTTCCGGATCGGCAAGTATATACTCCAACATGTCGTTTAGGACTTCCTCGTCTACACTCAACTTCGCTCCTCTGCGCGCAGACCGAGGAGGCGAGAGACCTTTTGTCTCAAACAGCAGTTTGGCCACTTGTTGGGGAGACGCAATGTTAACACCATACGCTTGGTAGAACTGAGTTTCCAGAGCGGCTGCTTTGGGCTGCAGTTTCCCACATTGTCCTGCGAGGACCTCTTTGTCGAGAAGAACGCCTTTGGCCCTCATTGCAAGAGCGACATCGCACAACTGTAGAAGATAGTCCTGTAACTTTGGGAGTTTTCCCTTAAAAAAGGGTTTTTGGGCCTGGTACACCCGTAAGGTGGCATCTACATCCAAACAGTTGTATGTGCCTAAATCCTTTGGGGCGAGGTGACTTATGCCTTTATCTTTTTGTTTATAAACCCTCTTGTAAGGAGGCAGGCTTGTATACAAACTCCGAAGGTAGTCCAGCCCCTTCTTTCCGCTTGAATGTAGAAGATACATCGCATTGAGGGTATCCCAGATAAGGTTTTGGACTTTTATGTTTCTTTGAAGGAGAAACATTCGGTCGAAAAGGTTGTTTTGAAAGATCTTTGGAGTAGGCCCCTCAAGGAATTCCTTAACGATTCTCCACTTTAGAGGATCCCACTCTGTAAGAGTTAAAGCGACCGCAACGCCTGGCTCCCCACAGAATGCGATGCCTATAATCTTGTCCGTATGGGGGTCTAAACCTTCTCCGCCTGCTCCTGCTGTTTCAATATCCACAGCAACAGGAGTGTCCTTCCACTTGTCCAATAGCTCTTGAAATTGTTGAATAGATGGATTGATGAGATAGGCTTGTGGGAACTTGGGCGGAGGGTTGGTCAGCTTTGTGAAATCATGAACAAGAACAGAGAACTCCGCTCTAACTCTCATGACAAAGGCTGGGTGATAAGTAATTAAAACGGGTATATCGGATGCATACAAACAAGGAACAATACTCCCTCGCCATTCGAGAGTTTTGCCCGTTAGGCAGAGGGAAGCCACCTCTCCGAGTGCAACAATGTGGGTAGGCTGGACGGTCTTTAATTCCTCCTGCAAATAGGGAGAACACTTTTTAATCTCCTCAAACGTTGGCACTCGGTTGTATGGAGGCTGACACTTCACAACATTCGTAATATAAAATTGGCTGCGGTGAAACCCCGCAAGAGACAAACATTGATTTAGTATTTGACCTGCGCCCCCGACAAAGGGTATTCCCTTTTCGTTCTCTTGGGCTCCGGGAGCCATCCCTACTATCATCCATCCCCCAGGAGGTCCAGTGCCCGACACAAAGCGAGAATTTGGGTAACATTTAGACGTGCACTTAAAGGTGAGTTTCATTTAGACTGGGCCTCCCATCCATTCGCAAGAGCCTCCGCAATGTAAAGATAGTTACGTGCGTCTCTGTAGACCTCTTTCGAATCAATCTTAGTTCCGTGAAACTGGCTAAGAAAGAGGGCGCTAAAATGCTTTGCGCCCAAGACAAGGGCAACCTGCTCCGGTGTGAGTCCTGTCCACTCGGAGATTAGCTCGAACTGCAGAAACCTATTAGACTCAGGCGAATACGCTCGACGCTTTTGTTGTAAAAGGTGGAAGTCGTGTTCCTGGGTATCTTTAACAAACCTATCAAAAACATCAAATATCTCTTTTTGTCTCATATTTTCCTCCATTTGTAACACATGCTAAGAATTCCTCTCTCGTTGTAGGGTCATCAAGAAAACTCCCTCGTAGGGCCGTAGTGGCGACCACGCTGGAGGTCTTGGGGCCTCGAGCTCGCATGCAAAGGTGACGCCCAAGGACACGCACCCCTACACCTTTTGCTTTTAACGCTACAAGTAGACCCTCCGCGAGCGTGTCTGTGTATGTCTCTTGTAGAACGAGTCCCCGAGCATAAAAGTCGGCAATGCGAGCCAGCTTTGAGAGACCTATCACATAACCATTAGGAACATAGCCTATACTAACGATTAACCTAACTCTCTCGAGATGATGTGGACATCTTGTCCAAGTAAGATGCCCGATGCAACAAATCATTTGGCTATGCTCCTCGGGAAAGACTCGAAACAGCTTTCTTGTAGGAGATTGTTTTCCCAATTCTTTTAACCAAAGTTTGGCGACCCTCGTTGGAGTATCGCGTAGGTTCCTGTCGGTGAGGTCGTAGTCTAAGGTTTCAAGGATTTGCTTAAAATGCGTTGCTAAGGTTTGCAGCTTTTGTTGGGTTATCTTTGATACTGGCATTTGTTATCTCCAATCGGTCCTTGCGTAGCCGCCTTGGCCTTCTTGGACAGTTACGCGCATAGGAAACTGAATGTGCGTTCTCAGGCGTAGAAGAATAGAAAGGGCTATGCGCTCACATGTGGGAATGGGCATAGAGTCGTTGAGCGAACTGTGGTCCAACTGTTTAAGAATGGGATTCATATACTCGGACAGGTTTTTAAAATCTAGTACTATTCCAGTCGTTCGGTCGGCGACGCCTTGGACCTCGACTGTAACAGTCCAGGTATGACCGTGTATCACGCCACACTGTGCGTGACCCGGTATGCTGTGAGCAGCCTCAAACGTGTATGCTTTACCTATAAGCATTTAAAACCTCCTTTTCTTTTGTGGGGGGAGGATGGGCCTCCTCCCTCCAATTTGTGATGCTACAGTTGTTTACAACTGTTTGAACTCGCGAACTCTGGTCCGGAGCTGACCCTGGTAGGACTCAGTATCCACTCGGATAAAGAGTTCCTTGTTCAACACTCGAGCCTTTAGGTTCTCAATTAGCTCGTCCACTTCGTAGTCGCCCTCAGAAACAGGAGCGGCCTTCACTGCGTTTACAAGCGACGCCGTCTTCCACATAGACTCCTCTGTGAGCGTCGTTGAGTCGAAGACCTTCCTGCCTACAGTATTCGCGGTGGGGTCTGGACCTTGAGACTGTAGAGTGAACTCCCAGAGAATGTAAGGATTTCCCTGTGCGGAAGTTTTGACCCGATACCCGGACACTGCTGCTTTGTAGCCTCCTGCTGGAATAAGCTCCAGTCCTGTGTCTTTTGGCACGTGGATTTTCATTCTTTCTCACCTCCTTTCAAATAAAGACTTTAAAGCTCTAAACTCTGTAGAGCTTACGACGGGTAAAATGCCTGTGCGGTCTTTTGCAGTCCACCACTCATCAGGGGTGGACGTCATTTCGTACGTAACACTACGCTTTCCATTTGGGTCATAGGCACTTCGTGTTGTCAAATGTAGGACGATATCGACTGCGGCGGGCAACTCTTGTGAGAGTTTTCCCACCACGTTTGGGGCTCCGACAATTTTGCCTATAAGCTCGTCTTTAAATAATTGTTCGGTTGCAGTCAGTACCAAATGACAGGGTAGGGCTCCCAAGACATTTAAGGCTGTCCGCAGGCGCGTTACACATAGGTTCCAATCTTCGAACCGAGGGATTTCCCTACTCGAGTGGTCCAAGACATGCCTCATGACGACAGTCTGAAACGAGGTAACCGAATCTAAGACCAAAGTCTTGAATGTTTGACCTGCTTCGGCTTGCATCTTTGGTATAAGACTAAGAAATGTAGAATAGTCTTTCAGGATAACAAACCAAGGCTTGTAAGGCTTTGCACTTAGTAGGCCTCCGGAGACTCCAGTATCGGTAGCCAGGAACAGCACGGGTCCGAGTTCTGCAAAGCTTGCTGCGAGTCTAGTTTTGCCTACACCGCTCTTGCCGTAAAATAGAAAAGAAAGGACGCTGGGGGCTTCTTCCCACGAAGTGTGATACCAAGCTTTAGCTTCTGGGTCTTGTCCAGTGTTTCGGCCAGTTGGGTCTTGGGTCTGGTTTGGGCTCTGCATTTTTTCCTTTTGCACCTCCTTTCAAAAATACATAATATAAGACAATCCAAGGCACTACGAACAGCGAAATAGTCATAAAGTTGTTTACAAGTTTACTCAATCGTTCGTTCCTCCTTTTTAGATGAGATATACATCCTTATACCTTTCATTCCTTTAGATGATCCTCGGGATCTCTCTTTATAAAGAGCTGTTCTAGAAGCTCCTCGAAGTAGGGAGACCTAGGTTCGACTTTGGGCGTGCACAACAAGACGTAAGGGCACTCCCCAAAAAAGGTTTGACACATAGACCGATTCTGTAGATTCAAGTCAAGGTTCATTACAAATTTGACTGAATCGAATATAAACTTTTCGGCGGCTTGTAGGGCTTGAGGGTAGCTTGGGATTTCCTCTACCACACAATTGTAGCCTAGGTTTGGGTCTTGGCTTGGGTCTTGGCCTAAACTGAATTTTGGTTTAACCTTTTTAGATGAGATATACATCCTTATACCTTTGATTGGGGTGTTTGGAAACATTTTTGTTAACAACCAAACGTATGTCCAAGGTTGAACGCCCTTGTGGTAGAGGCGCTGTAGGGTAGAGCTATAAGATGAGGTTGTTTTTACCTCGCCCAGCCAAAGGCCTCCATCATCATCTTCCTCGATATGGTCGACTCTACCTTTCCATATCCAGTTGGGTGTAAAAAAGGAAATGACCTTCTCAATCGCGACGATATGGCGACCAAGAACTTTGTCCTCGACAGCCCGAGTGTGCTCCAGAATTGGGGTGAATTCTTCGTCAGGAAGAGTTGAGACTTCAGAGTAGAGGCTGCCTAGACCAAGGAGTCGGGCCTGCCGAGGGTCTTTAGTTTTGTTGAAGCCCTTTAGGGCCTCTGCTATGGCCTTGTGCACAAGACGACCTCGTCTGAGCGCTGGGCTTTCTTCCTTTGGGACCCGCCAAAGGTTGTAAAGGAAATCATATTTTTTGGGGCAGGTCCAAGCCGTTAAGGCTTTAGAGAGAAAGAGTGTAAGACGTTCCGTCTCTCCTTGATTGTTCAATTTGTTGTCCAAGTTTTGTTATCCCTCCTTTCTAAAGAACGTAAAACGTTCTTTGACTGCAGCTTAAACGTTCTTTGACTGCAGCTTTAGCTGCTTTGGTGCTCGCGCACAAGCTTTTGACACCTGCACGCGAGCTTTTGTTGCGCTTTTGTTGCGCTT